TGAAGCTTTGCAGGGTACCCAGCCTTCGCGCCGCGCGCGGGCCATATTACCCGGATCAGATTGTCCCATCATTGAAGCCCGAATCCATCGGAACCTATAGCCATCTTGCGGGTCGGGAGAAGGAAGGTCGTGGGCTGGTTTCCATGAGGTCTGGCGAACTTCAGCTTCACGGGTTTCCGTGGACCGCGGTTTACGACTTAAATCAATTTGATTAGCCATTGATCTTTTGCTCCTTTATTGCGTGTTTGGCATATACTTCAAGTGGTACGCCAAGACGTTTTGCTATAGCGACTTGCGAGGCCGTCAGTGTGACTTTTTTTGATGCGGTGGTTCTACCAGCCGGTGCCACAGGTGAAGACTTCCTAGGTCGTTCAAATTTCTCAGGGAACCTCTGCCGAATCCCACTATCGATATGTGCGTAGTAGTCATCAGAAGTAGGGTCTAATCCTTCATTCACCAATTTCTGGTGCAGCCCGTAAGCAAGTGAGGTCATTTCCTCGTCCTTTCCAAACCAAGGGTTGCGTGACGCCCAATCTTCAGCTTTGGGGTCCGGGGTGTGGATAGGAGCTTGCGGCTCTGGTTGAGGATTATATACAGGAGTATTTTGCTGTTGTAAAGTCTGATTATAGTTTGAAACTTGTTGCGCTGCATAGGCATCAAGTCTGTCCCGCTGTACTGCTAGTATTGTTAGCTCTTTGTTAGCCTCTAAAGTACCTTCGGTATCCCCAGATTCATACGCCCGCCGATAACGATCTTCAGCAAGCTTTTGAGCCATATCAATTTTAGCTTGCGACTCTTTTGTAAATTCCTGCTGACCCCAAGTCAGCGTAGTCTTTAGCTGAGTATTTTCATCAAGTACCGCTTGCGCTACCCGTAAAGCTTCTTCCCTTTCTCGCGCCATTTGTTCTTTTGCACGACGTTCATCGTGGAACTTATGGTTCATCTGGTTAATACGCTTCTTGACTTTATCGGAGTAATGCTCCATTTCGTCTTCGCGTTCACCTTCTTCTTGCTCAGTCAGAGCTTTGCGGCCACGGTCTTCTTCAGGGGTATCATCTACCACTTCAATTTCAATACCCTGCTCTTCTGCCTCATTCAACAGATGTTCAGGGACCTCAAAGTCTTCATTAATGATTTCTTTAGCCATTAGTAACTTCTCCCAATACCGCGAGGATCTTCAACTACACCCTCGATCATATCGTCGTTAACAATGATGAACTCTTTACCGTCCACCGCAAAACGAGAACCTGAATAAGCACGAAGGAGCACAAAGTCACCTTCCTTACACCACGGGCCGGTAGGGAACTTCTCGGTGTCGCGGTAGCATAAAGGCCCTTGTTTAAGTACAAGTCCCACTACGGCTCCCATTTCTTCCCTTTTACGGGTCTCTTGGGAGTACACGATCCCCCCTTCAGACTTCTCGTCAATTTCAGGTTTTACTACTAACATTTTGTACCCGACAGGGTCAGGAAGTCTTTTTGCAAGGGTAGCTGCCGTTTCCTGAGTCTTCTCGGCGTCGATTGCTGTAACAGACATTAGTCATCCTCGTCATAGTTTTGCAGGTCTTTTACCCGTTGCAGGGCGGAAGTTAGGCCCGTGATCACTCCCGTGCTATGCCGATAATCGGCATAATCTTTAGCGTGGCCGTACGCCACGGAATCTTTGTACGACTCGATAACTTCTTCGAGATCTTTCTGCAGTACATCAAGTACAGTAGTCATTTAGCACCTTACATAGGCGGTTGTTGAGGAGGCATTGGTGGCGCGGGTGGCGCACCGGGATTAGGTGGAGTTGGAGGGGCTCCTTGCGGGCCGGAAGGGATCTGCATTTCCTGCTGTTTCAAAGCTTCTGTCTGTTTGGTGGCTATATCCATACCTTTAAACAGAGCTTCAATCTTCTGATCTTCACCCTGCAGAAGCAGCTTGGCCTCATTGTTAATCATTGCAATTTCTTTTTGCGCTTCAATTTTAGCCATCTCGATCACTTTCTTATCAGCAACTTCTTGCTTCTTGATCTCCAGTTCTTCTTTCTGCATCTGGAGGACAGGATCTTGAGCTGCCTGTTGATTCTGCTGTTGCTGCGCCTGACTTTTATTCTGCTGCAAAAGTTGCTGTGCCGCGTCCGCGGACAGCTTAGAAATCTGCACTTCCAATTCTGGCGGTAACTTCTGACCCGGTGCCGGTAACGCTACACCCAGTTGCTGCTCGATATCTTTGCGGTACTGGAACCCGATATGCTCCATAATGTGCGCTTGCATAGCCTGTTGGATAGTCTGCGCCTGTGGGTTCTGGCCCATAATTTGGGCCAATTTGGGGTCCTGCATAGCCGACTGATGCACCGTTAGATGCGCCTGATGATCCTGCTCAAGAAATGCTTTTACCGGCTTCATGTTAAGAACATTCATGTTCTCTGTAACGGGATCTGTAGGCACCCCATCGTCTGTTACAGGAATAATCTTGTCCGCGTCCTTGATCCCCATGGTCTGTAAGAACTGCCGATGTAACTCAGCAAGGTCGTAAATTTGTGGGGCCGATTGTGACAGCTGAATAGCTGATTGATACTGGATGATCCGCTGCGCCATGGTTGAGGCATTGGGATCTGAGACCGGGATGATATCGGTCTTTTCATAGTCTTCACGCTTCTGACTGCGAGTCGCGCCATAGTCAGGGTCATACTCGTATTCCGCGGGGGTGTAGTCCTTAATCAGCTTGGCAACAAGCTTAAACTCCTGCTCCATGCTGGCATGGACACGAGCCTGTACCGCGGACATTACCTTAAGCGTCCGTTCCAAAATAGCCAGCGTAGTCCCTACTGGGGCTTCACCGTTCATGTCATTGAGTTTTACATCAGACACGGCAGCTAGGCGGCGCCCTTCCTCTACTACATTCTGCAATAGATTAAACAGCGTAGCCGAAGGCTCTTTATACGGTAGGGGAAGAATATTATCTCGTATAGACGAACCGGGAACGTCTACATCTCTCCACTCACCGGGCATGATCGGAGTATCATCGCCCTTAATACGGAGACCCCGTGACTTTAAACCTCCGGGGAGGTTTGATAGCGTACCAGCATCAATCAACTGGCGCACAATAGACGTTGCGCTCTTAGCAAACCCACCTATTAGGTGAATCAAGCCGTAGCCATAAGCCCCAAAACCGGGGATGTACGTGTATTGTACAAAATGCTGCTTGGCTCTCTTGAAGGGATCATCTTCATCCCAGTTGCGCCTAATAGCTAAAATTTCTTGTGTGCCTTTATCAATGGTCACAACATAGGGTAGAGCAATGCCTGTCTCTTCATCGGTCTCTGGGTCTATGTCTTCAAACCCTGCAATGTCCAGTTCAACCTGCATTTCCAAAATACGATAGCGGTCATCCTTAATGGCGCTAAACCCATCTGCTGCATCCTTGCGCTTCTGAATCTCATCAAAATCTTTTGTCGGCTCACCTAGCTCAATGTCCCTATAGAACCCCGCGTACTGCAGCTTCTTGACCTCGTTCTTGGTCTTACGCATTGCATGGGTAACCCGCGGCGCCGTGCGCGCATCAGACGCCCCGTAAGGAATAAATAAATCCTCTGCCGGTACAAACATCGATGTTGGCCGGTCTAACGTAGGGTCAAAGTACACTTTCTTAAAGCTGGCACCGGCCAATGCTAATGACCACAACATCTTTTCATGTTCAGGACGGAATTCCTGCATTTTCTCAGTCAAGTTGTAGTTCATATCCTCTACAACCCGCGCAGCGGACTCCTGAATTGATTTGTCGTCTTTTCCGACAATCTTAGCCCTCACAGGGCCCATAGCTGGAAATGTCTCTGAGATCATCTCAGATTGGAATCTAACGGCAGCTTCCGTAAGGATCGGATGGTATACCCCACAAGCGCCATTCCACGGCTCAGTACGTTCTTCAAGCGTTAACCCTAACAGGTCCAAACCATCTACATAGGTCTGTTCCCAGTCTTTGCGCGCATTGCGATCATTGTCAAAATCTTCTAACAAATCCGCCGCAATAGAGCTTAGCTCTGACTCATCAATGTATTCGGCAAGGTTGGCGTCAAACGAAGGCTCATGCTCTATTTCAATTTCAGCTTCATAAACTTCTTCGCCATCATCAGGCCCTATCGTCACTTCAATAGGTTCATCATCCCCTTGTAAGAACGGGCTTTGCGGAAGCATTGATTTATCGATAGACGAAGGAGCTGCCATGTAGGTACCTATAAAATTTCGATGAGTTTTTCAAGATAATGCAGGGCTTTTTGGTAGTCTTCCTTGGCTGGACCTTTGCACCCAGCCCGCATTATATATTTCAATGCATTACCGCGATAGAAGCCCTTAGCCTGCGCGTGGTCAAAGTTTGTGTCAATCACATCCCAAGGTTGTATTTTCATATCCACATAGTGCGTCCCGCCAATCTGGTAGCTTTCTGGTGGCGCTTGTTCATAGCGTAAATTTTCAGCCCCTAGCTCTTCCTCTATGTAGTTTATGTTTTGACAGGCCTCGTACTGTTCTTTGGTCCGCTTCCGCGCTTTTTCTACGGCGTCCTTTATAGCGTAATTCTCAACGCTATATTCTTCTCTAAATTTTGCGTCTTCCACGGGGTCGGCATACCAACGGCTGTAGTCTTTTTCAGTCATATAATTTGTCTCATTAATAGTACTGAGCTTTTCTTGCGCGATATAAATGGAACTCTTGGTCTTCTTCATCGCGTACCGTACCTACAAACCCACCCTGACGAAACCGACCTAAGGCTAAACTCACGCAGTCTACAAAGTCATCATGCCGTCCAGACGGAAACGAAGCTACTTCGTCAATTACTTCTTCTGCCCAACGGGTTTGAGGTGCCCATACTTTACCTGAAGCAAATATATCTGCAATGGCGTTTAGCCGAGTAATCTTGTCATTACCGCGGGTCGGAGTGAATTCTTGTACCGGTACGCCCATTCTACGCAATTCGTAAATTAAAGGCGCGCCAGACGCTTTTTTCTCAATAATGATCGAATCGGGCTCCCATTCCTTGTAAAGCTCCAGCACACGCTCTTTAAGTTCTGGAAATTCCAACCTTTCTCGCCACGCTTCAAGCAACATCAGGTTGGGCTGACCGCCATCTTCATCATTGTTCCACACCCCAAAAATAACCGCCGCGCTATAGTCAGCTGAAGTCTTCTTTTCAAACGCCGTATCCATAGCCATCAAAATAAAATCAGGCGGTGGCGGTTTCCTTTCTGTCCATGGTTGCCACCAATCGCGTTTGATAATGGCATTAACTTCTGAAGTGGGCTGCTGTTGGTACTGCGCTTGCCATTTAGCTGGTGGGATTTCCGCGCGAACCGCTTCAAGCTCTTCCAAAGACCAAAATTCAGGCCATAATGGGTTACCGCTAGGCAAAATAGCTGGAAATTCAACAACCTCCCACTTATCCCCGTTGTTATTGGCGCTATGCTCAAGAATCTGACCAGTTAGGTCCCTCATGGACCATCGAGTCATTACGATAATGATCGCTCCGCCCGGTTGTAAGCGCTGCCGTGGACCCGAGGTATACCAATTGAACACTTTGTCATAGATTTCGGGGTTGTATTGGGCGAGAACTGCCTCACCTTCCGAATGTGGGTCATCGATAATAAGCAAATCGGCACCGCGGCCAGTAACTGTACCGCCAACACCACTAGCAAAATACTCACCGTTGTAGTTAGTATTCCAGCGCCCAGCAGCTTTTGAATCAGTCCTAAGCTCAAGTTCTGGGAAAATGCGTTTATAGTCATCGGAGTCCACCAAGTTACGAACTTTACGACCAAAGCCTTCGGCCAACTCGGCAGTGTTAGAAATCTGCATCACTTTCTTCTTGGGGTACTGCCCAAGGAACCATGCCGGTAGCAGGTAAGAGGCGAATTCAGACTTCGTATGACGAGGGCCAAGGTTGATAATAATACGCTTTTTTTCACCGCGCGCTACCGCCTCAAAAAGTTTGGCAATCCTCCGGTGATGAGCCCCTGAAATAAAATCCGGCCATACCGCGGCAACAAAAGCAAGGAACTCAACCTTAGCTTTGACTCGGGTTTGCCGAGTCCGCATCTCTACCATCAACTCTTCAAGCTTTTTCCTTTGCTCCGTATTGGCTACCTGTAGTAGCTGTTCGTATTCCGCAGGGTCTAGCTCATCAAGGTCAAGCACGAATAGCCTCTCCTTCTATCACTCTTTCGTTGGTCTTGTCTTTTAAAGCCTTGAAAAGATCCCGAAGCTCTTTGTTAAGCTCTTCATCGCTCCGAGAAGTAATACTTATTTCCCGTTTCTCCACCATAAGGTTGGCCGCGCTGGACTTGGCTATAGAATCTAAAGCAGGCTTTGCAACTTTTGGGTCGGCATTGGTAGCCATCTGGTACCACTTGGACAGTACGAAGTTTTGCCACTGCGCCTCTGTCACCGGCATGTCAAAGTCATAATGCTTAAACGCGGCTTTTAAATACCGTTCCGCTATTGGAGAGGGTGGCGGCGATATCTTCTGACCATGGCTCACCGTTTCTTCAGCCCAGTCAATGTCTTCTTGAGACACGGGACCTAGAGGCTCTTCGGGTATGACGCCTTCTTGAAAAGGAGCGGAGGCAAACACCGCGTTAACGTGCGCGATGGGGACGGGACCTAAAGGGATGTCGAAGTCTTTTTCCATATGTTTTACGCAGGGTAAGGTGGCCCAGATGGCAGGACGGTACTACTAGTTATAAATTTTGTCAACTATATATGGGGGGTATGGGACCCAAAGTAAACGCATGGGGGGTCATTTGCGGAACGGGGGGTAGTGGGGTCGGCATAGAAAATTTGGCCGGTGAGAAAAATTTTAAGTATTTGAATGTGTGGAATGCTATTTAGGTTGCGCCGCGGAGTCCCAAGGCCCAGAGGGGGGATGGCCCGCCGGTGGGGTCCAGATCCCAAGGTAATGATATAACATTACTTTTTAAAAGCGTAAAAGAATCAATGGCTTAGGTAAAGCTTAGGCTATTTGAAGTCGATCTTGCGCCAATTCCTTCTGATAGATCGAATGATCTTAGGCCATGTTAATATGTTAGGCCATATACAATGAGGGTTGAGCTATTTTGTTAGCATCGCAGATCGAGTTTGTAT